ATAGTGTTAGTTTTACTCCTACAGAAGGAGGCGGTTATCAAGGAGCATTTATTGGAAATAGTGGTTTAAATTTGTATTCAGCATCAAGCGATGATGACAAGGTTTACCAATACTCTACAGCTACACCAGCAACCATCACCTACGATCCCACACTAGAGTGGCCTAGTGGTACAGCACCTACGTCACCCGCTATCGGTGAGACAGACGTAGTAACATTCAACACTCGTGACGGTGGTAGTACATACCAAGGTGTCCTCGCTATTGATGGAGCTAAGTAATGGCTAACAATAAAGACTTTCTCCTAAAGAACGCTGTAGAAGTCGGTGGCCCTACTAAGGTCACACTTGGTACTGTTACGAGTAACGACATTGACTTAGCTACAGGCAACTACTTCGCTGATACACTAGCGGCTAACACGACATACACCTTGAGCAATGCTGGTGATGTGCAGTCGTTTCAGCTAGAGGTGACGGGTGGTGCTGTACTAACGGACAACCTTGGTGATGCAGCTTCTGTAGGAAACTATGATACCCTTGGCGGGGGTGGTTTATTCTTTAAGCCTGATGGAACAAAGTTCTGGAAGTCTGGCGGTTCAACCATTACAGCATACAGTATGTCTACAGCTTGGGATGTAACAACGACAAGTGCAGATGGTGTTACTTTTAGTACTAGTTCTCAAGACAACGACATTGATGGCTTGTGGTTTAACTCTGACGGAACTCGTATGTTTGCAGCAGGCTCAGACACTAACGATGTTTATGAGTACCACTTGTCTACAGGCTGGGACATTTCAACCGCTTCTTTTGACTCTAGCTTTTCTACCTCTGCGAACTTTAATAACAATGTAAGTTTTAACTCCGCAGGTACAGTAATGCTAGTTACTGATCAAGGCTCTGATAGTGTGTATCAGTATAGCTTATCTGCCTTTGATGTATCAACAGCAAGTCTTATTACATCTTTTAATTACGGGAGTCTTACGGCAAATCCAACACAAACAGTGTTTAATTCTGACGGGACTAAGATGTATATGATCTCTACAGACCAAGGCGTTGTTACTTATGATTTAAGTACTGCGTATAACGTAAGTACTGCATCCTTGGATTCAACACAAAGCATTTCAACAAATGGTCAGAGCATCTTTTTTGATTCTACAAGTTCAAACTTTTACGCTATGTCTGGTGGAATCATATACCAGTCCATCCTATCGGTTGCTGCTACAGTAACATGGCCCTCCTCAATCGAATGGGCTGGTGGTGTCGCACCCTCAGCACCAGCTACAGGTGAGACTGACGTGTTTACACTTAGTACTGACGATGGTGGTACTTCTTATGTCGGTGTAAAAACCGCTGACAACTTAAGCTAATCTGGAAGGTGAAGGAATGGCTAACGATAAAAGTTTTAAGATAAAGAACGGACTTAGTGTAGGCACTAGGTATCTACAGACGGGTGGCACTGAGACTGCTGGGGCAGTAGGGTATGACCTTGCTGGTGCTAGTTACGATAGCAAGAGCTTTAGTGTAGCTTCTCAGGAAGGGGCCGCAGGGGGTGTACAGTTCAAGTCTGACGGAACAAAAATGTATGTTACTGGTCAAACTACTGACAGTACCTTTCAATACTCCTTAAGTACACCTTATGATGTTAGTACAGCATCTTACGACAGCGTTTCTTTTAATCACACTGCTCAAGTTTCTAATGCCAACTGTTATGATTTGTTCTTTAAAACAGACGGAACGCAGATGTATGTCATTTTTGGTATAAATGACACTGTTTATCAATACGCACTGTCAACAGCTTGGGACTTAAGCACTGCGTCCTATGCCTCAAAGAACTTCTCGGTTGCCTCTCAAGAGAGTGGAGAACCCGGTGGTTTAGCCTTCTCAAATGATGGTACTAAAATGTATGTAGTGGGAGAGGGTCAGGCTACTGTTTTTCAATACACTCTTTCTACTGCTTGGGACTTAAGTACTGCATCCTACGCCTCAAAGAGCTTCTCTGTTTCTTCTAAAGACACTAAACCGTCTGGTATTGCTTTTTCTACTAGCGGCGATAAGATGTTTATCTCAGGAGAAAACACAGATAACATTTATTTATTCACTTTATCAACTGCATTTGATGTAACTACGGCATCTTTCTCAGAAAGCCTAGATATAAGTGCATATGTAGATAGGGCTTGGTATGTAACTCTAGCTAATGACGGTGCTAAAATGTATGTAGGTGGCATTGGTACAACAGGTGGCGTATCAAACAACACCGTCTACCAATACTCTACAGGCTACGCCACACAAACCCTAGACCTATCCACAGGCAGCTACTTCTCGTTCACCCCTAGTGGTGCTACTACAGTGTCGTTCACCAATGCACCAGCATCAGGTAAAGCAGTAGGTTTCGCTGTAGAGATCAACGGTGACGGTAGTGCTATCACATGGCCTAGCTCAGTGAAGTGGCCTAGTGGTACAGCACCTACAGCTACAGCATCAAAGGAAGTATATGCGTTTGTTACAACAGATGGCGGTACGTCATACTACGGCAAACGTGCGGGGAGTGACATAGCATGAGTAATACTAAGACAGTAATGAGCCAAGCGGCTAACACTTTGGTTAAACCCCTTGAAGTAGAAGATGTGTTCAGCACTTATTTGTATCCTTCAAGTAATGAAGTAGATAAACCTGTTGCAAATGGCATTGACTTGGATGGCGAAGGTGGTCTGGTTTGGATTAAAACAAGGTCCGTTTCAAATAACCATTACCTGTATGATACTGTTCGTGGAAGTTCAGTAGGTGATGATAAGGGCTTAAAATCAAACTCAACTGCAGCAGAGGCATCTGGTGCAAATCTTGACTATTTGCAGTTTAACTCTGACGGTTTTACCGCCAAGCATGTTACTGGTGGTGGGGCTTTAGGCACTAACACTTATTATGGTGACATGGCCTCTTGGACATTCCGCAAAGCCCCTAAATTTTTTGATGTGGTGACTTGGACGGGGGATGGGACTACTGGCAGAGCTATTAGTCATAACCTTGGCTGTGAAGTTGGTGCAATCTTTGTTAAAACCACAAGTGGGAGTTCTAACTGGTACGTTTATAACAGGAATCTTACAAGCGCAAACTATGGCTTAAAGTTAAACGGAACAGATGCAGAGGCTTTTTGGGGTACTGGAAATGTAACCGATACAACTTTTAGCTTTGACCATCAAAACGGCTCTGGCAACACCTACGTAGCCTACCTCTTCGCCCACAACGATGGTGACGGTGGCTTTAACGGTGGTGATATTATCAAGTGTGGGAGTTACACTGGAAATCAAAACGTAGATGGCCCTGAGATTGACTTAGGTTTTGAGCCTCAGTTTGTGCTGGTAAAGTTAGCCAGTAGCGCTGGGGGCAACTGGGTTATGGCTGACACGATGCGGGGGTTTGTTAATAATCCGTCTATCAACCAGATATACGCTAACACCAGTGATGCTGAACAAGCTGTTCCAGTATCGCAAGCAAACCCAACAGCTACTGGTTTTAAGGTAACTGCTACAGGCGGCAACTGGAACTCTAACGGACAAACCTACATCTACATCGCCATTCGCCGTGGTACTAAAGTGCCTGAGAGTGCGACTGAGGTGTTTGATGTTGATTTATCAGGAGGCACTGCCCCGAGGTTTGAAAGTTCATTTCCTGTTGACATGGCTTTTTGGAGGCCAACTGTTGTCTCAAACACAAAAATAGCTTCTCGCCTAACAGGCAACAAATCACTACTAACCAATGATACATCTTTGGAAGACAGCGCAGCTGCAAATGTCTGGGACTTTATGGATGGTTTTTATGATGGTGGCATAACAAGTAATTACGCTTGGATGTGGAAACGTGCGCCGGGCTTCTTCGATGCGGTTGCTTACACGGGGGATGGAGTAAGAGGTCGTACTATAAGCCATAACCTTGGTGTTGTACCTGAGATGATGTGGATTAAAAACAGAGATGACTCTCAAAACTGGCTAGTATACGTTCATTCTTTAGGCGGGACAAAGAAACTTTATCTCAATAGCCTTACCTCAACTCTTGTAGCGTCTATTGATGATTTTAATAATACAGATGCAGAAGCTACCCAGTTCACTGTTGGTAATGATGGTAGATGTAATGCTAACAACCAAGACTTCGTAGCCTACCTCTTCGCAAGCCTTGATGGTGTGTCGAAGGTGGGGAGCTACACGGGTAATGGCACAAGTCAGACTATCGACTGTGGCTTTACGTCAGGTGCTAGGTTTGTGTTGATTAAGCGTACAGATACTTCAGATAACTGGCATGTCTGGGACACTGAACGTGGTATTGTCGCAGGTAATGACCCTTATCTGCTACTCGACAGTACACAACAAGAGGTTACATCTACCGACAACATTGATCCAGACAACAGTGGCTTCATCGTAAGCGGCTCAATGAACGTATCAAGTGGTGAATACATCTTTTATGCAATCGCATAACACAAAGCACACATAAAGGAGAACACAACATGTATGCTAAAATAAACGGTGGAACAGTAGTAAAGTTCCCATATACATTCGGTGACTTACGCAAGGATAACCCTAACGTGTCGTTCCCTAAGAACATCACACAGGGTGTCATGCAGAAGTACGGCATGGTAGGTGTACTAGAAGGCCCAAAGCCTACACCTACAGCTTACCAGACAGTTAAGCGTAATGCTCTGCCTACACGCCCTGTCATTGGTCAGTACACAGAAGATGATGCACCTATGCCTGACATGGTTGGTGAAGACATTATCGCTGGTTACTGGATGATCGGCTACACTGCTGTAGATATGTTTGCTGATACTACAGAGGATGGTGTAACAACCACTAAGGCTGAACATGAGGCTGCATATCAGGCCACACTGGATGCTAAGACTGCTACAGCTAACCGTAAGAAGCGTGATGAGCTTATTGCTGAGACAGACTACTTGGCTCTGTCTGATAATACACTCACTACAGAGATGACTACATATCGTCAAGCTCTACGTGACATCACAAGCCATGCCAACTGGCCTAATCTTGATGAGGCTGATTGGCCTACTAAGCCATAGTACAATGCTCTGTGTCCTTGCCTTTGTTTCGTTCAATCATGCTTGGACACAGGGTGGTAACCAGCTGTTTCAATACTGTTACTACGACTGTGGCCTTAAAAAGAATGGCCTGTGGTACGACAGGGTATACAGGGTAAGCTACACATATAACTGCCCTATTGAGATTAAGTATAAGTGAGTAGAAGTATGGACAAGGTAAAACTCCCTATTGCTCTTGTTGTAGCTATGGCTGCTCAACTTGCTGCAGGTGTCTGGTGGGTGTCTCAACAGGCTGCAACTATTGCAAGCTTAGAAGAGACTGTCAGTCAGCTTGGTTCTAAAATGGCTATTGAAGATAACGTCAATCTTAAGCGTGATGTCTTAGACAATAAGATGGAGTTGCAGTACTCTTGGTCAGAGATAGAAGAATTATGGGATGAGTTAGAGGCTTTAACTCGTACTATCTCAAGGATCACTGAACTACAGCAACGTGTAGCTCTTGTTGAAAATGAACTTAAGTATATCAACCGTGACCACAGCAAGCTTGTAGACGATAATGATTGATCCATTTACAGCTATGGCAGCGGCTACTACAGCTTACAATGGTATCAAGAAAGCTGTATCCGTAGGTCGTGAGATTAGTGCTATGACAGGTGCAGTCTCTCAGTGGTCTAAGGCTGTAAGTGACCTAGACTTCCTAGAGGACAAAGCTAAGAACCCTCCCATGTACAAGATGTTTGGTGACAACCAATCTAATGCGTTGGAGATATGGTCGCAAAAGCAAAAGCTCAAAGAGATGCGAGAAGAGCTTAAGGCACACATCTCTTGGACGTATGGTCCTAGTGCATGGGACGAGATAGTACGCATAGAAGCACAGCAACGTAAAGAACAACGTGAGCTAGTCTACAAGAAACAAGAGTTCATAGACAGCTGTATTAACTGGGCTGTAGGTATTGCAGTAGCACTGGCAGGTGCAGGAGCTTTAATACTAGCTATGTACTTCTTAGGTGTGAAACAAGGTAAGTGGTAACACTTGACAAGTGTTAAAAAATATGGTATAATATAAAGAACACTTTATTAAAAGTAACTACAGGTAATAAAGAACATGAGTCAAATTACAATTACAAATGATGAGCTTGAAGCCATGCTTGACCGTGCTGCCCGTAAGGGAGCTAAGGAAGCACTACGCTCCATAGGTCTACTTGATGATTCCGCACAGAAAGATATAGTTGAGATGCGTAGTTTGTTAGAAGCTTGGCGAGATACTCGTAAGTCTATGTGGACTACCGTAATAAGAATTACCACTACCGCTGTACTTGTATTTATTGCAGGCGCTGTATGGATGAATGTAAGTAAGTAAGGGCAAAATATTATGGCAGGCGAATTAACAATACAACAAAATACGGATGGTACTGCTA